GATTATTTAAAAGGAAAATAGATATGAAAAAGAAATCAGACAAGCAAGTTATCCGACCAGATACTTGCGCAAAATGCAATAATGGAACTATTGTTCCCACAGCTAAAGGAAATCCACGTGTTGCCTACTGTTATAAGCTTAAAAGGCGTTTTGTCGCTGATAGTAAGAGAAATTGTATTCATGCGTATTAATTAAACATATTATGGCTGGAAGACCTACAAAGCAGGGAATAGATTATTTCCCTATGGATGTTGGTTTCTTTACAGATGTTAAGATAAGAAAGATATCACGGGCCTGTGGGTCTCAATCTACTTCTATACTTATTTGCCTGCTGTGTAATATCTACAAGGATGAAGGGTATTACATTTTGTGGGACGAAGATTTGCCTTTTGTTATTGCTGACACAGTTGGGGTTTCCGAGGGCGCAGTAAAAGAAGTTTTGATAAAATCATTACAGGTTGGTTTTTTCGATCAGGAACTTTATGAGAAATATAGAATACTCACATCTTCTGGCATTCAAAAGAGATTTCTTCTTGCTACTTATCAACGCAAAGAAACGACTATTATCCCCGAATATTTAATTAATTGTGCAAACAATCCAATTAATTGCACAAATAATTCAATTAATCATAGCGATAATGAACAAAGTAAAAGTAAAGTAAAAGTAAATAGAAAGAAAAGAAAAGAAGAGGAAAATAATAAAGAAACTTCTCCTAACGGAGAAGAAAAGAAAGACGAGCTTTCTTTGTCCCACTCCCAAAGAATTGATTGGGTAGGTTTGATGAATTGGTATAATAGCTTGTTTAGAGATAAGCTCCCGGCTATAAAATCAATGACCGAAACACGGAAGAAAGCAGTTAAAGCACGTATAGCCCAATACGGCAAAGAAAGCATTAGAACTGTGTTTAACCTTGTGCTTCAAAGCTCTTTTTTGCTTGGAGGTAATGACCACAACTGGAAATGTGACTTTGATTGGATATTTAAACAAGCCAATTATACTAAAATACTGGAGGGAACTTATAATGGAAAACGAACTGATAGTGCGACAACAAGAAGAGAATCAGTTAGTCGCCTTAAGCAACTCGCCGGAGCAATATTGCAAGGCGCTGAACCCAAGAAGGATTGAGGATGTTTTTCTTTCCCATGAGCCTCTAATTGGAACTATAATTAATAATCTTGGAGAGGTAAAAGCTCGTGCAGCAGTAGTATATCTACTAGCTGACGCATTAGAATTCTTCAATGCAGCAGAAACGATGTCTGATGTTCAAGTTGCAATGACCGTAGATTTGATTATTGAGGAATATTCATACATGAAACTGGACGATATCAAGTTGTGCTTTAAAAATGCGATGAAGATGAAGTACGGCAAGATATATAATCGCATTGACGGTCAAGTTATTATGAGTTGGTTTAAGGAATACAATAAAGAGCGTTGCTCTACTGCTGATAATCAGTCATATAACGAACATAAAGCTCACAATGCAGAAGAAGCTAAGCCGACCAATGGCTTGTTTTATGAGGAATATCGTGCTGAACTTGAATCAAGAGCTAAAGATGGCGATGAAGAAGCTATAAAAGCTTTGGAACTTTCTAACAGTATATCTGAAATGCTTTGCAAAAGAAAGTTTGTCAAGCAAAAGGAGGACCTTGATAAGTTTTACACGTCAGGTAGTAAAAGAAATGTTTAACGTCATCTAACTAAAAGGATCGTCCCGGAGATGATACTGCTCGGTCAATTTCAGGGGACATGTTTTTTAGAAAGTAATAATTCAAAATAAATTAGAAATGAATAAAAAGGAGCAGCAAGCAATCGACTTTCTTCGCAGCATGGAACGTGACGATCCGATGTGTTTAGGCTTTTCTGGAGGCAAAGATAGTGTTGTAATTCTTGACCTTGCAGAGCGTTCCGGTATAAAGTATAATGCGTCTTACGCAAATACGACGGTTGATCCACCTGGCACAATCAGTTTTATAAAGAAGAACTATTCACAGGTTCAGATACTTCATCCAAAGAAATCATTCTTTCAGTTGGTTGAAAGCAAAGGACTACCCGGCAGAATGAGGCGTTTTTGCTGTGAAAAATTGAAGGAGCAATATGGTATCGGTCAGCGTACAATTGAGGGAATGAGGGCAGAAGAAAGCCAATCACGGGCATTATATGAGCCGGAACAATGTGATGTACGTAAATGGATGAAAGGCGCGAAGCATATTCTTCCGATCCTTAACTGGTCAGAAGTTGATGTTTGGAACTATATCCGAAAATATGGACTTCCATATTCTAAATATTACGATGCACCTTACAATCTTTCCCGTCATGGTTGTGTTGGTTGTCCTCTCGCAGGATGCAAGCAGATGCAGACGGAATTTAAGATATTTCCCGGCTATGCTCGTAGAATGATAGTCGCCATTGAACGATACATGAACAATAAGCCTAACAATGCTCTTGCTAAGAATTTCAGTGATCCGTATGAAGCCTTTTACTTTTACATCAATGAAATGCCGATGCAGGATGTTAGACGTTTGAAAAAGGGACTTTTTCATTTTAATGCGAAAGAGGTTATACAGAAAGAGATTTTAAATAGAATAGAGTAAAACAAGATAAAAATGAGCTTTGGGAGGGCTTTGTAAAACCCAAATTAATTGTATATGGAAACTAATATTCAAGAAAACAAAAAGAAATTGGAAGAACTAAAAGAGGCGGCTAAGCCATTGATTAAGTACCTGTGTGAAAATTACCATCCTCATGTAACTGCAATTGTGACTCCTACAAGCGTAGAAGTGATGGAGGGTATTCAAGCCGTTCCCAATATAACTGAATTTATTGTTGACTAATACTTTGCCATACAGGAGGTGTTCAACTTCTGTATGGCTCAAATCTGCAAAATATGAATAAAATAACAATTGAGATAACCGCTACAGGATGGACAACTACTGTAAGCATTAACGGTGAAACTTTTAGTGAGAAGTTTGAACGGACTTCCACCGGTGCAATATGCGTAGAAGGTAATTTGGAGGGAGTAAAACAGATTCCTGATGAAGTGATAGATTCCATTCAATCAAGTGCCTATTATGATTGCATGGTTGCTCTTAGAGATATTGAATAACCATCAAAACAAAAATAGAAATGAGTAAATTTAAAGTAGGAGACATTGTTCCATATCGCAATACGAGAGGGAACATAAAGAAAGCCGAAATAACTTCCTTTGAGACTGTAGACAACGGGAAGGTCTGGTTTCATGGCATTGATACGGAGACTAAAGCAAAGGTTTGGTATCCGGTGCATATATCCCAAACTTTAGGAGAACCTAAATGTAACTGTTTAAATCCATTCTGCCCTACGTGCGGGAATGAAGTTTATGAATAACCCTCAAAACAATTTAGAAAGGAGCTAAATATGGGAAAGAATATCAAAGGTCTTGCCAGTTCTACCACCTTTAACCAAAAGACGGTTAATCAAATGAACGGCATAAATAAAAACAATAAAGAGAAAGCATCACCAATTTACATGCCACCTAAAAAAAGAAAATAATGGAAGCAAGATTTCAAATTGGAGAAAAAGTAAAGATTGCCAATTACCCAGATACATCAATGATTGGTAACGAAGTGGAAATCATCAATGTTCATCATTCTAATTTTAGCCCGCAAAAAGGTTACGTTGACGAATGGCTATACAATGTCTGGGACGGCAAGAAGTCGTTAGGATGGGCACCGGAATGTGATTTAGAACCATTACAGTTATCCTCAAATCAAGATAGATATGAGTAAAATAGATTTGAACGCCCTTCGTGATGGTGCATATAAAACCGCTTGTGAACACGGCTTCCATGATCAGGAATTGAGTAACGAGCATTGTTTTTGCCTTGTAATATCCGAACTCATGGAAGCTGTGGAAGCTGATAGAAAAGGTAAACGAGCCAATGTTGATCGGTATAATAAGAAGATTGCTAACAGCCGCATTTGTCAAGGGTTAGACCCAGACATTCCCAAAGAGCGTGGTTACGAAGTCGCATACAATGAAACTATAAAAGGCTCAATTGAGGAAGAGCTAGCCGATGCTGTAATCCGCTTGCTTGACCTTGCAGGACTTCGAGGAATAAGCCTTGAACTTGCCAACGGAGATATTGATGACTGTATTGAAGATATGGCAGAAGCCTGTAAAGGCGAAACTTTTACCGAATCAATCTATTCCATCTCTACCCTTCCTGTCAGGTATGACGGAATATATGATTTTCTTACAGCCGTGAATGATATGATACTATCAATCTTCGGGCTTGCCAAGCACTTAGATATAGACCTGCTTTGGCACATCGAGCAGAAAATGAAGTATAACCAACTTCGTGAGAAGATGCACGGGAAGAAGTATTAACCCTCAATACAACTAAAAAAACGAATAATTATGGGATTTACAACACCAGCGTTTATACGCAAAAATACACCGGAGCTTCGGAAGAGGTTGGAAGCGTTGGGATATAAACCTTTATTATTTATCGAAGATGGAGAATGCTTATCTACTACTTCGAATTTAGGACATTATCACTCTATTCGCTCCGAACAATTTGATAATAAAGATCCTCACAGTACTTACGACTGTGCCGGACGTATTGACTGCGGAGCCAACGAGGATTTATTCCTTGCCATTGCCGCATTGAGGGATGATACAAACAAAAATCAATGGTTCATAGCAGATTCACTGCTTAGTGTTTCTTATGATGATACTGTGGGTAACGACCATTATTTCATAGAACCAAAAGGCAGTATGTTCTTTTGGGATATAAACTGGATGAATGCAACAATCATTTCAGGTAATTTCCATAAGGCTACTGTAGAAGAGCTAATAGAACACTTTAAAGGAAAGGAATAGCAATGAGTGAAGAAGAAATGCGAAATACAATTAAGGATCAGTTAAAACAACTAAGCAAAGAACAGTTGATTGATGCTCTTACTGGTATTTGTATGGTAAATCCTGCGTTTAGAATGACAAATGCTTTAAGTAGTTTGCAATGTGCCAATATAAGAGATGCTATAGATGGAATACAACAAGTAAATGAGAGTTTTGATCCATTGCAACGAATATTAGAAAAGGAGGTGAATCATGGATAGTATACAGACACAAACCTTTTCTATCAAAGGGAATGACAATGCTATGGCATATATTGATTTTTGTGATGGAGATTTATGTGTTTCTGTTGTAGTAGAAGGTAAACAAGCAGATTTTCACTTTGAGCCTGTTACTTTGAAGATGTTTGCCTATGCTTATAAGTTGCATTGTGAAGAATTAAAGAAAGAGAAATAACTATGATAGTAGAACTTAATAAAGAAGATTTGTGCAACTTGCTCGGTGGTACTACACCACCTTTAAAACTACTTAATAAAATAAGTAGAATGGGACTTGGATATTATACAGGTGGATTTGATGATAGATGGACGTGGAGACTTGATATTTCTTGTGAAGATTATACCGAACAGGAATTATGGAATTTATATAAGGAGATAACTAAAGATGATAAATAACTATGCCAACAATACTAAAAGAAACTTACCCAACAGCAAGAAAAGAACATGTGTGTGAGTTTTGTGGTTGCAAGATACAGCCGGGACAAAGGTATGTTCGTCAGACAAATGTCTATGACAGGATCGTATATGACTTTGTTACACATCGAGAATGTGAGGAGGTAGCTCATGAATTGAGAATGTACGATGATTGTGATGATGAAGGTTTAGACGGTAAATCCTTTCGTGAAAACTTGAAGGAATACGTATACGCCAACCATTACGATGAACACACAGATGATGTTTATACCAATTGGCAATTGAATGGTTATGAGATAGCGAAGAAAGTATTGAAAGAACTTAAAAAGCAGAAATAATTATGGATGAAAAATTTGTAACATTGGATACTTTAAAGTCGCTGACAGAGAAAGGATTCAGTTGTTATCATTTCCCTACTCAGTCTGTTGCTCAAAAGTGGCTACGTGAAACCAAGAACCTACATATTTCCATCATTAGAAACGCTTGCGGTTATGGATATGATATATGCAAGGCTGATAATGGAACTTTTATAGCTGCCGGTATATTCGACGGTCCTAACGATGGCGGTCAGTGGGATACTTACGAAGAAGCATTAGAAGCTGGAATACAGAAAGCGTTAAAAATAATGGAGGTATAAAATGAATCGTACAATAAAATTCAGAGGCAAAAGCATATACGATGAAGAATGGCTGTATGGCTTTCTTGTTAAGATCGAAAAGGATAGATATGCCGTCATTCCACCCTTAAATGATATCGACATAGGGAAAAGCATCGGTATGTATGAGGTTTGTACTGAAACCATAGGACAGTTCACCGGCTTGTATGACAAGAACGGAAAGGAGATCTATGAAGGAGACATTGTAGAACGTATTACCCCTAAAAATCCCAATTTCGGATTTATTGGCAATGTCGTATTTGATAAAAACATTGCTCTTTTCTGTGTTGAGCATAATAAATTTGGTCCTAATTCACGCACACCATTTGTCATGCCAGACGATTGGATGGATGAATATTCAAATAAGCTAAAATGTGAATTTGAAATTAAAGGCAACATCTACGATCACCCGGAATTAATCAAGGAGAAATAAAATGGAAAAGTACTACTATTATGCCTTTCGTTGCAAGGGTAGATTTGGATCTGGAATTCGTTGTGAAAATAACGGCTGTTTCAGCCTGGCAGAAATACATAAGTTACTTCTGAAAAACTATAAAGAACGATGTATAGTTACTTTTTGGAAGGAAATAACTTATGAAGAGTATATGAAAATGAGTTATTATTTAGAAGAGGAAGGATGATAAAATGAAAGTATCACTTAAAAAGGCTTTTACCATATTAGATGGAAGACTATCAACGAAAATGGATGATGTATATGAAATGCTGAATTTTATATTCTCCGAAAACCTTTATACACATCAAATTCCAACAGCTATGCGAAAGCTAAAAGAGTCGAACCCTGATTGGTTTTCGGATGGAGTAAACGTAATTGAATCTATAAAGCAGAATTACAATACAAATGACTTTCAGGAGCTCATGGATATTATTGATAAAGAGTTTTATACTTATGAGATTGAGCTGGGGAAAGTTGAAGCGTTAATAAACTTTTCAGATGGATTATTCCCTAAGAATAAACACTCAAAATAAATCAGATATGAGTAAGATTATATTTCTCGACTTTGACGGTGTAATAACCACACTGAAAAGTAAATGGACTATTGATAATGAAAAGGTTGAATTGGTCAAACAGATTTGCGATGCGACCGGAGCCAAAATAGTTATATCTTCTTCATGGAGAAGATATACATTAGAACAGACTATTGAAGCTATTACAACAAGAGAGACAAAAATAGGTCATAATCCTTTCCCATATCCTGAATATATTATTGACATTACTTCAAGAATGTACGGTTTTAAATATGGGAATAAAGAAACGCACTATGGTTTATGTCGTGGCGTAGAAATAGACCGTTGGTTGTGGGAACATGAAGATGTTACTAATTATGTAATTCTTGATGATGATTCTGATATGTTGCTTTCTCAAAAGAAACATATCATAAAAACTCATGCTTTACGTGGAATATCCAAGCGTGACGTAAAAAGGGCTATTAATATATTAACTAAAACAAAATCAATATGAAACAAGAAATAGACAACAACCTTCTAGCTGATTGCTTTAAAGCAGCAATGAATGTGGAATATATAAGCAACAGCAGGGAACTTAAGATGTATGCCTATGCACTGTACAATGCATGTGTATGGGGAAGAAAGACAAAATAAAAAGAGGACCACCCGAACCACCAGATAAGTCCTCTTTCCTCAATTCATAGTACAAATATACTATTAACTTTAAATAAATGTGCTATGTTTTCAGAAATTTCAGAATTAAAATCAATAAGAGAGCAGAAATCAAGATTGTCGGAAAGAGAATCTGAATTATCTGCTCCTATCGTGTCTGATCTGGACTATATCCCATCCATATATAAGTGGTTTTGTGAAATAAACAACTTAAGGGATTGTCCGGGATACAAAGACAGTGTTCATAACAGAAAAAAGTTCATATTCATCATTTTATTCCTGTATGCTCCTAGTGTTCTAGCAGGGGGGAGAATGCCTAGGGGGCTTCGGGATAAGATTGCAGAATCGGTAAATATCAGCGATAAGACATTTATTTCCCACAATATCGAAACTGTGGTTGTTCTCTACAACAATTATAAGGGCTTTCGGAAGGATATAGAGTATATTTACAGTGAAATTGTATCTCATCTAAGAGATGAGGGTTTAATTTTTAATAAATAGAGATGGCAGCACCAAAAGGAAATCAATTTTGGAAGTTAAGAAGCAAGCATGGGCGTGACATGTTATTTGCCACCCCTGATTTGTTATGGGAGGCTGCTTGTGAATATTTTGAGTGGTGCGATAAGAACCCTTGGAGAGTTGTTAAGAATAAAACAAAAGGAAAGGCAAAGGAAAAGGAGGAATCGCCTACACAGCGGCCATATACACTTAGTGGTCTAATGTTATATTGTGATGCAAGTGAAACTTTCTGGAGGGAATTTAAGAAAGCTAATCATGAAGATTTTTTGTCGGTCATTGCACGTATAGAATCTGTAATAGAAACTCAGCAGTTGGAAGGGGCTACTGTAGGAGCTTTTAATGCTAATATAATAGCTCGCAAATTAGGTCTTGCTGAAAAACAAGAAAGTACATTGAATGTAAAAGGAAGTATCCCTGTTCAAGAGTGGATAAAAGCTAGATCAAAAAAGAAATGATAGTGTTTAACATTAAAACTCAAGAAGTCTATAATCCGTTGTATAATAACACGGATAAATTAATAACTCTCATAACCGGTGGTCGTGGAAGTGCTAAAAGTTTTAATGTTGGTACGTTTATAGAAAGGCTTTCATTCGAATCTGGGCATAAGATGCTGTACAGCCGATACACAATGACTTCAGCAGATATATCGGTCATTCCTGAATTTCAAGAAAAGATAGATTTAGAGGGAACTAATGATTTCTTTGATATAACTAAAAAAGACATTATCAATACCTTTTCAGATAGTGTAATTATGTTTAGGGGTATCAGGACATCTTCAGGAAATCAAACGGCAAAGTTAAAATCCATACAGGGGCTTACTACTTTTGTGTGTGACGAAGCAGAGGAATGGAATTCAGAAGAGGACTTTGATAAATTAGTTCTCTCAATAAGGCAAAAAGGGATTCAAAATAGAGTGATTATTATTATGAACCCGACAGATTCGAATCACTTTATTTATAAGAAATACATTGAAAAAACGCACAAATTGATAGAGATCGACGGTGTACAAGTTCAGATTTCCACTCATCCTAATGTTCTTCATATTCATACTACTTATTTAGACAACATAGAGAACCTTTCTCCTCAGTTTATTCAAGAGATGGAACGTATGAAAGAAGAAGAGCCGGAGAAATATGCCCATGTAGCTATTGGAAGATGGTCTGATGTTGCGGAAGGTGCAATATTTAAACGATTTGAGATTGTAGATTCTATACCCGATTATGCTAAGAAGAGAGGTGTTGGATTAGATTTTGGATATTCAAACGACCCTTCTGCGGCTATTGAATGTGCGCTTATTGATAATGACCTATATCTTGATGAGTTGTTTTACAGGACCCGGATGCTATCTGGGGACATATCAGATTCTCTTAAGCCATTTAGGTTAAAAGTAATATCAGAAAGTGCAGACCCAAGATTAATACAAGAAATATCAAACTCAGGCATTCTTATTTATCCGGTAGATAAGTCAAATATAAACTCTAAAAGTTCAATTCTAGCAGGCATAGATAAAATGTTAGAATTAAACTTGAAAGTAACTAGAAGGTCATATAATCTTTTATATGAGTTAAGGAAATATACATGGGATAAGGATAAGGATGGTAATTATATAAATAAACCAATTGATAAATATAATCACGCACTTGATGCTGCAAGATATTGGGTATTGGGGGAAGTATTAGGAAGAATATTAAAACCAAAACAATACAATAAAGACGATTTAGGACTATATTAAAATAAAAGATATGAATTATATTGAGGCTATATTCAATTTGTTGCGTAACAAAACGCTTAATTTTTTAGGAGTTGAACGGGATTTAATGAGGCTTATCCAAGACAGGGATATAAGCCAGGTTATCTCGCTGCTTCAAGATAGAGATATTGATGTAAATGAGGCTATTGCCGAGTATAATCCGGAGTTTCATAAGGTCAACAGTCGCCCAGATAAGCCGCGTAAAGGCAAAGAACCTTATAGAACAGAAAAGCTACCTCGGACAAGACAAAGGTATATCAATGAAGTAGAGTTATTCTTCTTGTTGGGTAATCCTATAAAATGGAAGAACGATGTGGAAGGTACAGATGAAGCGTTTGAGGCATATAACGAGTTTCTTCAGAATACTAGGTTTCATACAACAATGAGACAAGCAAAAAGGCTGGCCGGCGCAGAAACTGAAAGTGCAAAAGTATATCATATATTTAATGATAACGGAAGGCCGGGAGTAAAGGTTTTGGTCATATCCAAATCTAAGGGATATACTCTCCGTCCGCTTTTCGATCAATACGAAAATATGATTGCATTTGGATATGGGTACAATTTGAAGGAGGGCAATAGAACAGTTGAGCATTTTGATATAGAAACGCCATCCTACATATTCCGATGCAAAAGAGCAAATATTGGGTGGGAAGTTGAGCCGTTGGTTAATCCATCTGGTAAAATCAACGTAATTTACTATAAACAGGATAAGGCTTGGTACGGGACACAGCCTAGATGTGACAGGGAGGAACATATTGATTCCAAAGCCGCTGATACTAATAATTATTTTGCAGACCCGAAAGTAAAAGCAACGGCAGATGTTCTCCAGTCTTTATCAGATCCAAGCATGGTTGGGGAAGTAATCCAAATGCAAGACAAGAACAGTGCTATTGACTATCTAATTCCTCCTGAATACTCTTCAATGAAAGATAGTGAAAAAAAAGACTTGAATAACTCTATTCTATTCGACTCATTTACGCCCGATTTCTCATTCGAAAACATGAAAGGTATGGGAACACTATCTGGAGAGGCTTTAAAGCGTGCTATGACGCTAGGGTACATTAAAAGGGACAATCTAAAAGAGACTTACGATATACTTGTGGACCGGGAAAAGAACCTTATTCTGGCTATTATGATGAATGTTACCCATATCCATCTGAGAAACCAGTTATCCAGGCTGAAGATTACTCACGAATTTGCGGAACCATTCAATGAAGATAAGGAGAAGCAATGGGAAGCTATCGGTAAGCTATATTCGGATGGAATTATTTCTCTTGATCTGGCTGTTACTATGCTTGCTTTGACGGATGCTCCACAGGAAGAGATAGAGCTTATAAAAAGTGAAAAGCAGGCTTATTCAAATGGAAATATATCTTCTGAATCAGACAAACAGATCAATGGAATGACTGATTAGTCAGAAAAAATACGGGTGTTATGCAAAAATAAGAGGAAAAATAGAACAAAATATTTGATAATATGAACGACTTGGTTTTTAAAGGTGAGAACAACCAAGCACTAACAAGTAGCTTGTTGGTAGCTGAAAAGTTCGGAAAAGAACATAAGCATGTCTTAGATGCTATTAGAGAGCTTATACAGGGGTGTGCCGAAAATTCGGCTGACCCCATGTTTGTTGAAACTATTTATATTAATGAACAAAATAGGCAAGAATACCCAATGTTTATAATGAATCGTGATGGCTTTACTTTGTTAGCTATGGGATTTACCGGGAAAAAGGCTATGCGCTTTAAACTTGACTATATTGCAGCTTTCAATGCAATGGAAAAAGCCCTGAAGGAACAGCAAAAACCGTTATCTCAGCTTGAAATCCTTGTTCAGTCCGCACAAGCTTTGCTTGAACAAAGTAAACGAATTGAAAACGTAGAGAAGAGACTGGATGCAATGGAACAGGAGAGGGAAGAAAATGGGCAATTGCTCTTAGCAGTTGCTGTCCCATCTGAAAAGGTACCGGAAATCTCTCTTCGTGATAAGATACGCCAGTTGGTGAACAAATATGCTTCGGCAACCAATACAAGACAACAAGACGTTTGGCACAAGGTTTACGAGCAATTATATTACCTCTATCACATTTCCATCGGTAACTACAAGAAGAAGTTCAAGGGAGAAACAAAACTTGAAATAGCGGAAAGAAATAACATTTTGGATAAGGTTTATGCTATTATCTCTAATATGGTTCGGGAGAGAAACGTTGCTTGAACCAAGACAAATTAAAATCCCCAGAAGCGGAAGTGTCCGAGCCGCTAATGGGGATAGTATTAACTATTTAATAATGCAAATCTATGAAAAAGAAAGCAGAAATTAAAAAGTATGACGCTAATATTTTAGAGAATATTGGTAGAGATGGTGATTTTTATTCTCTTAACGATTTATGGGTAATCGCTGGAAGTCCTGATGCTAAAAGACCTAATGATTGGAAGAATACTCAACAAGGTTCTGACTTTATAGTGTCTGCATGCAGATTTCTAAATGCCGCCCAAAATGGCATTATAAAATCAAAACGTGGAAAAGGAGGTGGTACTTATGGCATTAGGCAGGTTGCTTTGGAATATGCAAAGTATCTTGATGCGGATTTAGCGGTAATAGTGAACGAAGTTTTCTTCCAGCGTATCGAAGAAGAAAAGAATCCGGACCTAATTGGCCAACGCTACATAAAAGCATACGAGAAAAGAGGAAAGTCTGCAGATTGGACCGCTGAACGTCTGAAATCTATCGGAACTAGGAATATGTTCACAAGGACATTGGCAGCTCATGGTGTATCGGGTGATGGATTTCGTAATTGCACTAATGCCATATATGAGCCTCTCTACGGAGGAACTACTAATGTGATCCGGGCAAAGAAAGGTCTTTCCAAAAATCAAAGCATACGTGACAACATGAGCAAAGTTGAGCTTGCGGCAGTTGGTTTGATTGAAGCCCTTGCTTCTGACGAAATAGAAAGAAAAGATATTCAGGGAAATGCGGATTGTGAGATAACCAGCAGGAGGGCTTCCCGTACCATTGCAAATGCGCTGATTGAGCATAAAAAGTATATTCTCTGAATCCGTACATAAAGAAAGGGCAGCCCTAAGCTACCCTTTCCCGTCGATTGGCGTCAACTTCAGTGTCGGACCGAAATCCCCTGACTTACTCTTTATTTATAAACTCTTGTAACACCTTGTTTGTCTCGACAGCGAGTGCGGACATCAAGAATCCGTCTTTGCACATTTCACGTACTTGCCCGAATATCCGCTTTAAATTGGTTTCCATGCTTTCTTTTGGATTATATACCACTTCTTCTTTCCCGTAAGGTATCAGACCTCCGTATGTGCTTCCGTGCTTCTTCCTGCCATTCTTTAAGTTTTCCTGTAGCGACAGGTTAAACTCTTTGACTTGCTTTTTGACGATGCGTTCTGCGTACTTGGTGCAACGCTCGGATCGTAGTTTTTCTTCCATTTCGTTGAAGGCTGCGATGTATGCTTCCTTGAACTGGGCGGCTACCTTTCCGGTGAAGCCCATGGCGAGGAAGGTGAAGCCGTCACGGGTCATGTAGTACATGGGGAGTTCTTTTTTTACATTATTGCATAACTCGTTGATATACACACAGGGCGCAAAATTGCGCTCTGTGAAATTAGCACTACATTCCAAACCTCTAATCGCTTTCAGTACATCTTTGTGCGCCTTCCTAAAGTACTCCGCGACCACCAAAGAAGAGGTCACGGCTTGACCGTTTTTCGCTTCTACCAATTTATCGGTAGACCATAATTCCAAACTTTTTGTTTCCATAATGTTTCTATTTAATGTGTTGATACTATCGTGTCGCTCTTACTTAGCACATGAAAAACCTGTCGTTATCGTCACCGAACATCTTGTATCCGGCAAACAGGCTTAAAACGATGATTGTCATTTCTATCATAATCGTATATTTTAATGGTTAATCTCCTACGTAATGTGCGCCCATGTAACCTCTGCTGCTAGGATTATATATCTCCCCTGAGAAGTTATACCTTACCACCTCTGCCGGCCTACTGTTTTTAAGAGGTTCTAGTCTCTTTTCCTCTTCGGCTTTGCGTTTTGCGTCCGCTTCCTGTCTGGCTACGTCCAGCTTGGCAAGTCTCCAAGTTGATTTCAGTACTTCACCGAAAGTTTTACCTTGTTTCTTACCTACATACTTGTAGGTTCTATGTGCGGTACGCATTATTTCTGATAAGTTGTAGCGTTTCATATGTCTATATACTTTTAATGTTTATTTTTGATGCAAATATACATATTAAGTTTATTGAAATGTTGAATATCTAGTTAAACAAAGTGAAATAATAAACTTTTAATGTTTATGGTTGATGGAAATAAACATATAGGGTTATATTTGCATAGAAAAACCAATAAACATTTAAAGTATATGGAAATAAGACTAAAAGAGTTATGTCAATTAAAGGGGACTACTCAAAAAGAATTAGCTGCTAAATTGGATGTAACGGAAATGACATTGAGTAGGGCATCAAAAGGGAACACATCTATTCAATTACTTGAAAGAATTTCAGAAGAACTAAATGTTGAGATATGGGAACTATTTACAGAAGCCAGAGATAGTCGAGATTTTATGGCAATAGTTAAGGACGGAAAAGATTATTATAACGCCACAACTTTAGCCGAATTAGAGAGGATTGTGGCTGAAATAAAAGAAAAATAGGCTTTATCAGTGAAAAGTGTGTTATTTATTTGTTGAAATTATTTTTAAGGTATACCTTTGCCAAATAATTATAAAACATTTAAATACACACAACAATGAAGAAAATTCTATTCTTATTGGCTATGTTGCCAATGTTTGTTTTTACGGCGTGTTCATCAGATGATGACGAATCAGGTAGTACTACTTATACAGTAACTTGGGATATGTCAGAACATGAATTAGTAACTACTGACATTATCGCTTTTGAATACAGTTCTAGTGGTGACAAAATTGCTAACAACAAAATGGAAAATTGCAAGACTGGAACTAAAAAGTCTTTTAAGGCAAATGAGAAAGCAGAGAAGGTAAAAATATACATAACTATGAATTCAAAAAGTAGTTGGGTTCAAAATGTATATTACTTAGAAAAAGGGAAAAACTTAGATATAGTTATTAATGGAGATGTTCTAATTGGTAGCAAAGAACCATAATTATCATTTCACCCATTTCCCGCCCGTCTAAAGATGGGCGGTTTTTATTTGTATTATTATAATTGCTCGTAATCATATTGATCTAAGTGATTAAGCTGGCGCTCTTGATAGTGAAGATGTAGGTGCTGTAACTGTTAATAATCTAAATATTACTTAAAATAATGGTGCTAGTGATCAAACAAGTGCTGTTGTTTGGTGTTGTTGTTGTATATTTGTGCAGTTAACTTATAAGTTAATTATGAAAGAAATAGAATATACTATTGAATTATTTGAAGAATATGACAACATTAACTTCTATACAATCAGATTTAAAGGTGATGTGTATACAGAGGCTGAAAAGTTTCTGCTTAAATTCCCAGAAGGATGTGAATTTGATAAAGATATAGATGTTATATTGTCGTGGTTAGAAAAAATATCAGAGAAAGGAGCGTTAGAAAGATATTTTAAGCCAGAAGGTAGATATGGAGATGGAGTATGTGCTATCCCGATAGAGATTGGAAATAATATAAGGCTATATTGTTTGAGATTATCCGATAATATGTTGATTATAGGAAATGGCGATGTAAAGGATGCTAATTCTTGGCAAGATAGTCCAATATTATCAAGGTATGTTCAATTATTAATTGAAACAAGTCGGTTTATTAATTCTCGAAAACAAAACGATCAGATTCGTTATAAAAATAAAATATTAGAAGGAAACTTAAGATTTAAAACGCATGAAAAAGAATAGTTTGTTTGAAGCAAGAAGAAAACGTATTTCAAATGAAACTAGAGAATTTATATCTTTTTCATTTGAAATAGTTGATAGGATTCATGAAATTCTAGAATCCAAAGGGTTAAAGCAAAAAGATTTAGCGACTTTATTGGGTAAATCTGATGCTGAAATTAGTAAATGGATGAGAGGTACTCATAATTTTACAATTAATACAATAAAGTCTATTGAGAATGTATTAAAAGAGCCTATAATAGAAGTAATTTCAAAGAAGGAGCCGATTATAGTAATGTTTCCTATTTCTGTTGACTCTATGAATATTCCTTCGAAAGGGAAGCATTCTTCAAGTAATTATAATGATTTTAAATTTAAATCAGAATCGCTTTGATATGGAAAAGAAATTGCAGGTGCGCATTGTCTCAATAAAAGAAGATAGTTTTAGTGTTGATTATGATAGGCTTCCTGAAACTAAAGAAGATTGCGAGAAAAACGTGTCTCCTTATTTTGGGATCAGTATGAGTGTAAATGAAGAAAAATCATATTTAACGGCTCATGCACAAGTAAAATATATATTAACTGAGAATTCACAAGATGTTGATATAGTGTCATTAAAGTATTCTTATACATTGCGTATAAGTGATATTTATGACATTATTAAATATCCAAACGAAAAAGATAAAACGACATTTGAAGTTCAAAATAAATTTATTGAAAAGTTTGTTCCTGATGTCTTTGCTACAGGAAGAGCTTTATTGGCTCCGAAGCTTATGAATACCGTATTATCTGATTTCTATTTACCTTTTGGTGGAGAACAGGATATATTGAGGAGAATAAAAGAGAATAGAGTAACTAAAGATAAGGCGGACTAACATCCGCCTTTCTTTTTGCCCGTTTCTCTTATTTCCATCCATAATTACCTCAAACTTCCTATTTACAGGGAAAGAAATAGCAAATTTCCCACAATTGGCGAATTGTGGTTCATTCGCAATCTGATAATTTTCATATAGACTCACCGCATTGTATTTTTATGCTGATTTAAAAAGATTTGCATAAAAGAACTAATCATGAAAGAAAAAATTTTCCAAGCTTTAAAACTAGCGTACTCAAATCTAGGGTTAAGCGATGAAATTTTGCAGGGACAGGCTGACGCTTTATCTGCATTAGGCCTAGTAACTGAAGATAACTTGGCAACTGTTGTACAGGGGCAAAAAACGTTTTTAACCTCTCTTCAGAGCGGTATTGATAGACGGGTAACTGATGCTGTCAATAAAGCAAAGGAGAAAGAGGCTGCAGGTGGGGGCGAGCAGAACAAACAGCAACCAGAAAACGAGGAGCCGGAGTGGTTCAAAAAGTACAAGGCTGAACAGGAACAGCGTTATTCCACGTTAAAAAACGAGAATGACGCATTTAAGGCTGAAAAGTCACGTGCTGAGAGAAACAGTCTAATCTCTTCAAAAGCAAAAGAACTGGGTATCCCTGAATGGCGAATGAAAGAAGGTTTTGCTATTTCTGACGAAATGGATGAAACGGCAATTACGACCTATCTTTCAGGCATCAAACAGAATATTGTTACCGCAGGGCTTGAAACAAAAGATTCGGCATTCCCTTTATCCACTCCAGCTGAAAAAGGCAAAGAAATGGCTAAACAGTGGGCGGAAGGATTGCCAGACGCTAATTAAAAACAAATACTATGGCTATTGAATTTGAAAAAGGACAGATTAAAGGCGGATTCCCCGTATTTTGGAGAGGTGAGTGTAAAGTTATCCCTGGGGATTTCAAAATCAAGCAGACATTTCCAGAAGGTACTTTGATCAGAAAAGGTACTCCAATTGCGTTGGATTTTGCAAATATGGAGTGCACAGTATGTAAGGCTGTTAAGATCGTATCTGGAGGAACAACTTCTGCTCCGCGAATTGTAAAAGGAAGTTTGGTACAGGTCGGCGATAAGCTGAAGATTGGTGAAAACGAACAGGCTATTAATAGCATTGATAGATCGAATGCTGATTACGATGTCGTTACGCTAGCTGCCGCATTGACTGGAGCTACGGCTAATGCCTTTGCTGTCGTTGGGACAGATGTGCCAAATGCGGTGGTAGAAACAGACAAGGAGTATAAAACCAATATGGATTTTCAGACTGTTTCTGCAGGTTATGATGTGATTATTCTGAAAGAAGTAGCTTATCCGATGCCAGAAGATTGGCTTTTGGGCGGATGGTGCATGAAGAATAATCCAAGTATTAAATATGTAAGACAATAAGCTATGCCGGGATTATTTTACAGCTCTATTTTTGGCGAACTGACCAAACAGGTACAGATTCGTATTGATGCCGCTTCTCAATTGAGAAAGCGTTTGTTTGACCAGAATATCTATGAACGATATTTGGATTGGGACACCCCTACTGTTGGTTTGAACTTCGAAGAAATAATCGGACAGTATAACCTAAGCGTTGCAGCTGCGACCTTGGACTCTAAAGGTAAAGAGCCTATTATGGGAACCGAGGGCTTTAAAACGTTGAAGGAGAAGGTTCTTGCTCATCAAATGAGTTATTCTATGCCTATTGAGGATTATCGCAAGGTTCTTCAGGTTCTAGATTCTCGTATGCTGACGGATGATCAGAAGACTCAGCAATTAATCAATCTTATGTGGAACAATGTCACAAAGGTGGTAAATTCTGTACAGTCCAAACTGGATATTATCTTCTTGGGTGCTCTTTCAAACAAGGGAGTATTCACTTTTGATGCAAACAACAATCCTGAAGGTGGTGTAAGAGGCGTTATTGACTATAAGATGCCGTCTGAAAACATTGCAAAGACTATGGTTGATTGGGTGCAGGGGAACGAAAGTACAGTAGACTGTTTTGAAGACTTGCAGGAGATTTTGGACGCTGCTCAGGATAAGGTTACATTTGACAAGATTCTAATCTCCCAAAAGAGACTATCTTTCATCCTTCGTAACAAGAAGATGAAGCAGGTGATTTACGGTACAGACAAGATGGGTACTCCTCTGCTGCTTGGCGGATTGAATGAATTCATGCGTCAAAATGGATTTCCGGCATTTGAAATTATCAGACGTACTACTCGAATCCAAAATAACGGTAAGTTGACGGATTATCAACCTTGGAATGATAAAAACCTTGTCTTTATTCCTGCCGGTAAACTTGGAGTTATCAAGAATGCTTATGCAGATAATGAATTGAGGCAAGAGCGTGGTGTTACTTACTCAAACTACGGAAGAATCCGGGTATCTCAATGGGGTAAGGGTGAGACTGACAATTCAAACGGTGTTGAGTTTACTAAAGCTCAGTCATTGTCTTTGCCGGTCATCACTGAAATTAACGGTATCTACTCATTGACTGTTGAATCGTGACAATAGGTGACTACATAAAGCAATGTTTTTCTCCGCTTGGTGATATATCAGATGCTGGAGTAGAAAAGTTCGCGTTGGGGCTACGGATTGATCCGAGCTCCGATGTGGACATCAGTACAAAAGTGAAGATATCCGGTTCGGTGGATAAGTTTATGGATAAAATCCTTACTCATCCTACTTCTGTCTCAGAGAATGGATTCTCTAAGTCTTGGGGAGCTGATACGCTGTTGAACTATGCAAAATATATGTTTAAGATGTATGGCATAACTCCTAATGACGATACGGCAGCTTTGGTTGGAATAAGTATCATTAAAGACGCATCTAATATTTGGTAATATGCTAGAAGAAACTCCACATAAATTGCAAATACAAGTTATTACTCCGGAAGAGAATGACGAGTATGGGCGTCCAATTATGGGAACCGGTGGAGAATCTTGGCAGGATATAGCTGAATGCTTCTGCCACGACAATTCACGACGAAAAGAAAGGTCGATAAATGGTGAACGTTGGGTTTATCGCTATAATGTGGTTTATGAAGGGGAAAATATCCCTTTAGGGAGTCACGTAAGATGCTTGAATTCTAATGGAAAGATTGTAGGAGAAGGTGAGATAATGGACAATGCCGAGTGTCATTCGGAAGAGTTTGAAGGTAGATGTGAAATTTGGATATGATTGCAATAACAGACATAGCGGACCTAATATATAAGGATTGCAAGGCTTTTGGAATATCCGAATTATACCAGATAGGTAATATACCTAAAGGTAAGGTAAATACTGAAAGGATTGTCGTTTATCCTAAGACTCAACAGCCAGATACTTATTGGGAGAAGGGATACGTTGAAGTTGATCTTTGCGTTCCATTATCCAAATCGGGGAACGCTGATCTTACTCGCTTAGGTGAGCTGGCAAGAGAGGCTAAGAAGATGTTTAAATCTGAAGTTGTAAATCAATACGATGGGACCTGGTATAAGTATGTCTCTAAAGGTACTAAAATAGAGGAAGATAAAGAGTTATGTTGTTACTATGTGAATGTAAAATTATTATTTGAAGTGTTAAACGTAAATTAAAAAGATATGAAACCGTTTATAGGAATTAAAAAGATTTGGTACGGTGATGTTATTACTTCTGCTGTAACCAAAACTAGCCTTAAAACCTGGTTAGGTACTGCTACAGAAGTTGAGAACTCTCATCAAAATACTTGGGCGTATACGGAGGATGATCCTACCTATACCGACTACATTAACGAGTTGAATGGTAGCATCTATTATCGTGATGTGACGCAAAAAGGGGCTAAAACAATTGCTTTCACTATGGGAGTTTTCTCCTTTGATGACAAGGTAGATCTGCAAGGCGGAGAAAAAGTTGATACAGATGCAGGATGGGCCGCTTCTGATACTCCGGGGATTATTAATAAAGCCATTGTTGGACAGACGAAGACTGGAAACTATATTGTATTCACCAATGCTGCGGTCATTGCTAAGGGAAATGCTGTGGAAAAAAATATCGGCTTGGGAGTAACAGCTGTTGCTATGGAAAATCCTAGAGCCGGCGTGAAGAGTGACTATATGTTCGACGGAGAAAAAGTAGATGCTGCATGAACTGTTGACAATATCGCATCCATGTCTTCTGATACTTCTCTCAATTTGAATAGTTCTACGACTAAGTCAAAGCGGGTGAACGCTGGAACTGCTGTTAACTATGAGAGGTCTGGACAGGAAGATACTTCGCGATCAGCAGAGACGTTATCTATATTATAAAGTGGTGAGGGGTGAGGGTTTATGTATCTCACCCTTTTTTAATAAATATCATTATGAATAAAGCTGCCATACTTATATCAGAAGCTATCACAGGAAAGGATTTCATTCCGATCATTGTAAATGGGAAAATGTACCGTGTAAATCCGCCTACAATACATAAAATAGCCGGTGCTTCGGCATATCTTGCAGTCCTTGATGACAACAAGGATATCGCGGGTGTTATATCTTCATTGAAAGACATTTCTGTCGCTTCTAGCGCACTTTCTTGGTTTATAGATGGAAATGATTCATTATCTGAAGAATTGGCTCATGGAACCTTAGAAGAAGTATTATCCGGTCTTACAGCGGCTTACTCTCTGATAGATGTGAAAAATTTTACGATGCTGTTAGGTTTAGCGAAGAACGTAGCAAATCTAACAGCAAAACAGAGATTATAGGAAATGATTGTATGCTAGGGCAAATTGCGTCGTTCATGGATAGCCTTCATTTGTCTTATGATGAAGTCGTTTATAAAATCCCATATCGCAATTTGATCATCATGCAAAAAGATAAGTTGCACGCTGTATACGATGGGGAGGTACTTAAGGAAGTATCTGATAGGGATTTCTTTGGTGAAAATATGAAATTTGATGAGTAATGGAAGTAACGGTTGATTTGTCGGGACTGGACGAGTTTGTTGAAGAGGTGGAGGAGTATGCAAATGAGCTTATGAAGGAAGCGGCGCATAATGCAGTTGACACTCAAAAGGAAAGAAATGTGAGTAGCAAGAAGACTTATCAGAACCATACGTGGAATCTTCGTAATGCTCCGGGGGCTGCTGTAGTTCGTAATGGGAATATCGTTTATCTATATGTTCCGGCAGATAGCGAACATGCGGGGGCCAAAGGCAAGACAGAGAACTTGCTTATATATGGGAAACTACCCAAAAACGGTGTTGTGTTCGCCGATGGAATGGAGTATGCGAGCTTTGTTTCTAGCAAGGGTTTTGACGTTCTGGATTCGGCAAGCCTAACCGTGGAGAAAGAGTTAAAGGAATCATTTGGTAACGAAAACGTAAAAGTCACATGGCAGGAATGAAATTTACCGCAGATGTTAATGTCGAAGACATTATAAAACTGCGTCAAGAAATAGATAAATTGAAGAAGTCTCTAATTGCTGTTGCAGGGATACCCAATAGTGATGCGGCTATAAAACAATTAGAGAAAGAGATAGCGGCGGCTACTAAAAAATTAGAAGAGTATGAAAACAAATACCTTCAAATCCAAAAGCTGAAGCATGACATTGATTCTTCCAATGATGCAGTCAAAAAGGCAAAGGAAGAAACAGCTGCATTGCAATCCACAAATAAATGGATTGTGGCTAATACAGAAGCCGTAATAGAAACGGATAAGCAGATAAAACAATTAAAGAAAAGCTTTGTTGCTCTTGCTGATTCAGAGAAAACAGGTACTTCCGGAATTGGAATATTAAGACAGGTGCAGCAACTGGCAGCACAAAGATTAGTTGAAGAGGAAGCTGTCAGAAAAACAATTAAGGCACAGAAGGATCAGATAATTCAGAGCAAAGCCGAAGAAGGTAGTATAACTGCTCTCAGAAAGCAAATAATCCTATTGACTAAGGATTATGATGACCTCGGAAGAACGCGAAGAAACGGTGATGTTGGTAAGGCATTGTTGGCCCAAATCGCAAACGTTCAGAAGGAATTGAGTGCGGCTGAACAAGCTTCTGGCAGATTTCAAAGAAATGTAGGTAATTATGCAAGTGCATGGAATGGGCTCGGCTTCTCTGTACAGCAGGTGGCTCGTGAATTGCCATCTTTGGCTGTCAGTGCAAATACCTTTTTCCTTGCAATCTCAAACAACCTTCCTATCCTTGTAGATGAGATTGCTAAAGCAAGAAAAGAATATGCTGCATTTAAGGCTGAATTAGCTGCAGGAAATAAAGATGTCAAGGCTGTTGCTCCAGTTTGGCAGCAACTGACAAAGTCTCTTATTAGCTGGCAGACTGCTCTTGTTGTTGGATTAACTCTTCTTTCTGTGTATGGGAAGGAAATTACAGGATGGGTTAAAAGCTTATTTAATGCAGAAGGTTCAATTGAAAATCTTTTGTCTGCGGAAAAACAGTTAGCTGAAACAAGACAGAAAAGTAAAAATGATACCTTGAAAGAAAGAACTGCATTGTATTTATTATATAAAGCATCTCAAGATACATCTCGAACGACAAAAGAAAGAATTGCCGCTATTGATGAGTTACAAAAAAAGTATCCTTCATATTTTGGAAATATTAGTCAAGAAGAAATCCTTGCGGGGAATGCCGCTAATGCATATCGTAATCTTTCAGAACAGATTATAGCTGCTGCAAAAGCGAGAGCAATACAAGATACTATTGTAGATAATCAGAAAAAAAGATTAGAGTTAGAAAATAACCTAATTAATAATGAATATCAGCTTTTGGCTAAAAGAGAAAAATATCAAGTAAAAGAGAACGAACTTAATAAAATGAGGCTTTCTGTATCTTCTGATCCAAATGTCACCTATGGATATAGTGATTATGCAAAAAAGATAAACACAGAGGCTGTAAATCTTAAGAAGGATATTGAAAATATGGAAAAGACTTCTGAAGAGTATAGAAAATCCATATTAAATATAGATTTAACAAATAAAAGTTTGGAAAAAAGGATTAATATAACCGATTTAACAACAGATACAGGAAAAACAATCCCTGACAATTACAATAATATCGTAGACCAGCAAAAGAAAATCTCCGAACTATTGAACAAACAAGCAACCGAAAGGAAGCGCAAGGAACAAGATCTGGAGAATCAACTTACCCAGTCTCGTATTGACGCTATGGCAGAGGGAGAAGCCAAGATTCATGCACAACGTGAATTGGACAACAAGAAGGAGATACAGGATTTAGAACGTCAGCGGGAAGATTATATCCGGACGGAGATCGAGCTTCAGCGAAAGGCCTTTGATGAACAGGAGAGTTTGCGGGAAAAGCAGACTAATAACTATAAAAAGAAAACGTTTGATGCATCTACTGTGAAAGTTGATACATCTGCTTTTGATAAAATTATAAATAATACCATTTTACGGCAAGATATTTATCCTTATCAGGAAGAAATGAAATACTGGAATGAATATCTTAAAGAATATGGTACATTTCAACAAAAAAAAGCTGCCATAAACGAAGAATATAACCTTAAAATCAGTGAAGCTACCACCAAGGGCGCTAAGAAGTCCTTGGAAAAAGAGAAGGAAAATAAACTGAAGGAAGTTAGCTTTGAAGAACTAAAATCATCTATCAATTTTGCAAACATATTCGGAAACCTTGATGCTCAGTCTACTGAGGCACTGGTTAAGATGCGTGATAACCTGAAAGAGGTTATAAATAAAGCAGCTAAAGATATAAAACCTACTGATCTTAAAGCGTTGCAAGATGCCTTCAAAGAAATTGATCTAAAAATAACAGTACGTAATCCCTTGGGAGAACTGAAAAATAGTGCAGATAATTATCGTAATGCTACATCTGCGGTAATCAAGGCTCAAGAGGATTTAAATACTGTTATTCAGGGAGGAGAGGTAATAACTAAAGTATATACCGATGAGAACGGGAAATTAACTACTAGATTACTGACTCTTACCCAAGCAGAAAATAACTTGGCCGCTGCTCAATCTGACAGACAAAAAGCTTTGTCAAAGTTAACTCAAGCAGCAAATTCTATCGGGCAAAAAGGCATGGAGGTTGTAAATGCAGGCAATGACGTTGTTGGAATGCTTGAAAACTTTGGGGTGAAGGTTCCAGAAGCCATAAGTAAGACTTTGGATGGTATCGGGCAAGTAATGAGTGGGCTGGAACGAATAGACTTAACCAAACCTTTTAGTGCTATCACAGGTGCAGTTAGCGTTTTGGCGGGCGTTGGGAATACTATTGCCGGATTATTCGGTTTTGGTGGTGCTGACTATTCTCGTTACAATGAAATGGTTGATGAGTATAACAAGTTAAATGAAATATGGGATGAGTTAATTGATAAGAAAAAAGAATACATAGATATGTCTTATGGTCCCGAAGCTGCTAAAGCGGGAGATGAAGCTATTGAAATAGCAAACAAAAGCATTGAGTCTTATAAAATATTAGGAAGAGAACGATTGCAATCTGGCGCATCTGCCGGTTCCCACTCTATTGGTGTTCGTATTCGCAATAGCATGAGTCAGGAATTATGGGATCAATGGGACGAGTTTGCTAAGTCAATCGGCAAAGATCCGGATTTTATAGGAGGAAGACTTTCCGGTCTCTTTAACTTGACGGCTGAACAGCTTGAAAAGTTAAAAGAGGAAGCTCCTGGATTTTGGTCTAAGTTGGATGGAGATGTTCAAAACTACCTCAATAAGATTATTGAAGGTGGAGAGAGAATAGAAGATATTCAGAAAGCCGTTCAAGAACAATTGACTCAGACGTCATTCGATAGTCTGTTTGACAACTTCATAGATACTCTCATGGACATGGATGCTTCATCCAAAGACTTTGCTGATAATTTTGGAGAGTATATGCGAAAGGCTGTATTCACTCAAATGTTCGCGAAGGGATATGAAGATGAATTAAGAAAATGGTATGAATCCTTTTCTGAGGCCATGGGCAAAGAGGGAGGTATCACCTCTTCTGATATTAAAGACTTAAGAGAAGGGTGGGATACTATTGTAAATGGTGCTCTTGAAGACAGAAAGGCATGGGAGCAGATCGTAGGCGGTGGCGGCACATCTACTTCCCAGGAATCTTCCAAGAAAGGCTTTGCTACAATGTCTCAGGATTCTGCTGACGAGTTGAACGGTCGCTTCACTGCTCTTCAGATTGCCGGTGAAGAAATCAAGAATCAAAACCAGCTTCAAACAATGTCCATCCTTGAACTTAAAGCAGGAATGTTGACTATTAGTGCAAACTCATCTGGTATAAAGGACATTGCTAGCGAGACAAGGGATTTGATACGGCTTTCTTACGAGGCTATAACAGACATTCGTGACAATACTAACGTCATGGTGAAGCCTATCCAGCAGATGGCGGCTGATATTGCAGAAGTCAAGCGAAATACTAATGGATTATCAAAAAAGTAATATTATGACAGGAGACCTACTAATCAATAACAAGGACGCCTATACGACGTGGGGAGTCAATATGGGAGACGGGTTCATAGAAGCTATTTACGCTCCACTTCCGATGAAAGATGTGATTGAAAACAAATCACGCCTGCAGGACGGGAAAAGGGTTATAATCGAAAACAGAAAGGTTGACGAACGGGACCTGACTCTTACCTTTACGCTAAAAGGAGTTTCCCCTTCTGACTATATTGCCAAATATAAGGCATTCTTAGACGAAATAACAAAGGGGGAATTTGCAGTCAAAGTTCCGGAACTAGGCGAAGAGGTATATCACTTATACTACCTCCGTTCTCAATCTTTCGGTTTCAATATCGCAAGGACGTTTTCAAAGATTTCGGTTAAGCTGAACGAGCCGAATCCAGCGAATAGGGAATAAAGTTACCACAATTGGCGAATTGTGGTTTATAGAGTTGCCGGATTTTATGTTTTGATGTTTCTATCAACGAACTTTGTGATATGGCAGAATTAGTAGACATCAAAGACATATCCGGCAACATCCGTCTTTCTACTCCTATCAACGAAGGTAGTAAAAGAAAGTTCCAGCTAATGAGTTCTGATTACATTACTCTCAAGTTCTCATTAGCTGAACCTGTCTACTTTCAGCTTGGGGATTACATTGATGACGAGAATATTGGTTTGTTTGAGCTTGTAGACTTATATAAACCTACTTACAATACTACTACCGGGGGATATGACTACGAATTAAAGCTTGATGCTTACTATTGGAAGTGGAAAAATAAGAGGTTCTTCTATACTCCTCAAAGTAGTGGAAGAGAAGCTAGCTGGAATTTGACCGATACACTAAAGGTTCACATGGATGTGTTCTTGAAAAATCTAGAAGTGTTAGGCTATCAGTATAAAGGGAAAGCATTTACATGCAAAATTGACGATTCTGTGGATGATTCATCCAAGCTGATTTCATATGATAACATGAACATGCTAGACGCTCTTTCTCAAATGTCTCAAACATTTGAATGCGAATGGTGGATAGAGAAAGATGTAATCCGTTTTGGTCGTTGCGAACATGGTGATCCGGTCGATTTTGAGATTGGTGTTAATGTTAGTGCAATGAATCGGAGTGACAGTCAGACTTCTTATGCAACTAGAATATATGCTTTCGGTTCTACGCGAAATATTCCACAGACGTATCGTAAAAAACTGGTATTCGATGTTAAGAAGGTAAATGGGCGTGATATTTCTGATACATCACGAGTGCTTAATATAGACTATTTTCCTACCGATGACCAGATAGGAGATAAGTTTAAGGCATCTGTGCGGACAAGTGGATATGTCAAAGCCGGGTTGAATGATCTGAATTATGAATCTTTATCAAACAATCCAGCCGGGGGAACTTATGCAATAAAGAGTGAAGGTGCTTCGTTTAATATAGGAACAATAGTCCCTCCAGCCGGTTCATCTGTGGAGAGGGAATATTTACCATCAGGAATATATAGCTGGAGATGGCAGCTTCGATATAAAATCAATGATGTAGAGAAGAGTTATGGTATTGGAGGAAACGTACGCACTATATATGACAATCAGGAAAAAGAACTGACAGATAAAGTTGTCCTAAATAAAGAGATAAATATTGAGCGTGGGGCTACTGATTTGAAGTTATATATTGTCTTCCAACTACCAGGTTCAATTTCTTCTTTAATGATGATACTTGCCGGTTCATCTGGGGATATTACTATTGAGAATGTAGCTAAGTCGGCAAATGCCTCTGTGACATTCACTACGGGACCCAATGAAGGTCAGACATTTGATGCGATATATAATCCCGATTTTCAGATAGGGGAAGCAGCAAATGTTTTGCGTCTTCCCGAAGGAGTTAGTGTATCCGCCGGGAATATGTATACCATCAACAATATTATAAAAAGCCGAATTCCTATAAGCTATTTTTCAGATGATAAAACGCTATTAACGGTTGAAGGTATTGTAACCAAGCATTTGATGATGCCGGAGGGAGTTCCATACATTGACGCATACCCCGACATGTATACAGAGGAAGCTATTGAGCAGATTGTTGTTTTTGACGATATTTATCCAAGTCGTATAGGGGCAATCGGAGATGTATATACGCATTCATATACTGATAGTACAGATAATCCGGATGGAAGCAAGACCGAATCGAAATGGGCTGCATGGAGATTTAAGGATGCGGACTTAGGCTTTCATTTCTCTGAAAGTTATCAACTACCAGGAGAGGAATTACGCGTAGCATTCCAATCCGGTCCCTTGGCTGGCATGGATTTTGAAGTTATATTTAATCCTTATGACTCATCGTCTGATACGTATCAGCCTGAACGCCTTGAAGATGGCACATGGAATCCAAGGGCACAGGTATATGAAGTAAAGCGCAATGATGATTATGGGCGTATGCTCCCAGATGACATATTGCATCCCACTAGCGGTGATACGTATATTCTATATGGGTACGATCCTCAATTTGTATCCGATAAGCTTATTCCTGATGCGGAGAAAGAAGTTGAAGAAAGGGCAAAGGAATATATCAACGAATTAAAGCAGGACCCATCTACTTATGACAATACGATGATGCCGGATTACATCTATGGTGTTGACCCGGACACCGGCATGTATGATCCTTCATTCGCGAAGAAGTTCTCTATTGGTCAAAAAGTAAACCTGATCAATAAAGCCTATTTTGAGGAAGGAAGGATATCGCGAATAATTGGCTATGAATATCCTTTGGATGTACCGTATGATTCTCTGGTGTATACTGTCGGGGAGACAGCTCCTTATTCCAAGTTGGGAGAACTGGAAAGTAAGATTGATTCTCTTACTTACCGTAAAGAAAGGATTAAGCAACAAATAATCAGTAGCGGCGGATCGTCTACTGGTACAGGCGAAGGAACCGCTAAGTTTACAAAAAACATAGAAGTGACTGTGGATAAGGCGGGATATTTCAAGGCTGGTGATGTTATTCTGGAAGGCACTACAGTGGTGGATGCATTTATTAGAATGCTGTCTCAGAAATCAGTGGGAGAATTGAGAAGCAAGATCTCAACAGCAAATGATGTTGAGTTTGGTACAAGCAAAGGCTATATTACATATACTGCATCCCGGAATGGACAAGGACCAATGGAATCTGCATATTATGACGAAAATCCGAATAACAAGTTAAATTTCTCTGAAGAAGTTGGCGGCATTCAAACTGCGGTTAGGCAACTGGAGGGTACTTATAGTCAGAATGAAACATATAAAGCTACGGTCATCTATACTGCTAGTGAAGACGGCACATTGCCAAGACAAGAGATTAAAGACACAATCAGCGTAAATGTTAGACGCAAATGGTTTGCCGGCATATGTTCTTCCATTCCTAAGACTTCTGCTGAAGTACGTGCATTGGGATCAAGTGGACTATATAAGGGGGCGGGAACATATAAGTTTGATGTAAACGCATGGAAAATGATCGCAATTTGTCTGCCGGAAGGGACGTTAAGTGAGTTATCCGTCCCTACATCTCCCGGAAATATCATGGAAGATACAGGTATTGTTAGTGGCCCTACTACCATATCAGTAGAAGGAGCTAATGGAAGTACTGCAGCCAATTATAAAATGTGGATTATTCAGACAGAGACAATGAATGATAGTAACACGTTTACCTTTAAAACAGTGTAATTTATGGTTAAGATCAATGGAGTATCATTTGAAAAACAATATAGACGTACCACTTCAAGACCTATTGATAGTACGGATACATGGAAATCCAAAGAGGATGCGGAAAGCTATGCCCGTAATACAGATGCAGAGCCTTATGTTCCATATGATGGTCAGGTTATATCAATTGAAGGAGAAGAGGATATTTATATATTAGTTAAAGATGATACAATATCTACAGAAGATGGTAGAAAGCATTTTAAGCTTCATAAAATATCTACAGAGGAAGGAGCTGATGATAAGTATTTAAGTAAAGTCGATCCAGATTCTGCTAAAGGATTAATTACCTTCTTGGCTGGCATTGACGTAAAAATCAAAGCCGTTATCCAAAAACTAGTTGCTGAGGACGCAACTTTCTCAAAGGAAATATCATCAAAAGACTACGTGCAGAATCTCATCGGTTGGATGATTACTCCCGATGGGCATATCGATGCGAAATCGCTTCATCTCCGAGACTTTCTTGAGGTTCCGGAACTTCGCTACAACCGCGTGTCGATAACTTCGGGAGAAGACTGGCTTGCTCCCGGTGGTGGCATTATTGAATCCGTAAATGAATCCTCTCAGACTCTGACTTTGAAGCTGGAACCGGGAGAAGTTGCAAACCTTGCGGTGGATGACATTTGCAAGGGTATATTCAACAACAGTACAGGATTCCAGACTTCTTATTTCCGCATAACTCAAAAGATAAGCAATTCGGAGTTTAAATATACTCTCAGAAGCGGCTATTCATATCATCCTCAGAAGGCTATGCATTTTGTGGCATATGGCAATTTCACGAATGCGGAACGCCAGAAATCTGCTTATTCTACAAAGGACTATAAACGCTATCTCGCAGGAGTAAATAACTGGGAGATTACCTCTTCTATGGTCATGATGCAACTGGGGGACTTGTCTAATCTGGTCATTTCAGGATTGGATTTGTCCGGATACAGTGCATACCTTCGCAACGTATATATGACCGGTACGATTAAACAACTTTCGCAGGATGGTACTACGGAAGTCCTTGTTCCCGCATTCAAAGGAGAATGGAAAGCGGGAAAGTATTGGTATTACGATGAAGTTACCCATAACGGCAGCACATGGATATGTATTGAACCTAGTACTACGCAGGAACCGTCTGACTCTTCTACGGATTGGTTGAAAGAAGTATCTAAGGGAGACCCGGGTACTCCGGGAAAAGATGGAATTCCGGGAAAGGATGGTGCGGACGGTCGCACTTCATATTTTCACGTTAAGTATTCTCCTGTACAAAATCCTACTACGTCTCAAATGAAGGATACTCCTGATGTATATATTGGAACGTATGTAGATTTTTTACAAGCAAATAGTACTGATCCATCTAAATATACGTGGGCTAGATTTCAGGGAATTCAGGGAGAAAATGGAACTCAGGGTATTCCTGGAGTAAATGGCGAAGATGGTCGTACCAGCTATTTGCATATAAAATACTCTAATGATGGAAAAACATTTACTGCAAATAATGGTGAGACTCCTGGTGCATGGATAGGTCAATATGTTGACTTTGTTCAGTCGGATAGTAGTGTTTTTTCTGACTATAAATGGCAAAAGATTAAAGGTGAAGATGGAGCAGATGGTAAAGATGGTGTAGGGGTACAAGATGTAGATGTGCTTTACTATCTTTCGACTTCCTCCAGTACCTTAACAGGTGGTTCATGGTCAACTACCGCTCCGGCATGGGTAAATGGGAAATACATGTGGAGTAAAACGAGAGTGATTTATACTGATGGTTCGACAACGGAAACAGACCCTGCTTGTATTACCGGTTCAAAGGGGGCTAATGGAACCAATGGAAGTAATGGAGAAGATGGAAGGGGGGTAACTAGTATCGTTGAACAATACTATCTCTCGACTTCCTCTAGTTCTTTGGTTGGCGGATCGTGGTCGACGAGTGTTCCCGCATGGGTAAACGGAAAGTATATGTGGACCAGATCAGTAATCACCTATACAGATAGTTCATCGACTACTACGGATGCTATTTGCGTCACAGGAGCAAAGGGAGAAACGGGTATAGGAGTAAAGAGTTACAGAGAACAATATTACCTGTCTACGTCCTATAGTAGGCCGGCAGGCGGATCATGGTCGTATAATGTACCAAGCTGGACAGATGGTAAATTCATGTGGACGCGAACTGTTGTCACTTATACCGATAATACAACTTGGACGAGTGATCCGGTCTGTGTAACAGGGAGTGCCGGACCTTCCGGTAAGGGGGTAAAATCCTTTGAGGTTCTGTATTATCTCTCGACTTCCTCCAGCTCTCTTGTCGGCGGTTCTTGGTCTACGACCGCTCCTAAGTGGGAGGACGGTAAATACATATGGACTAAAACTAAGGTTACTTATACTGACAATACGACATACGAAAGCAGTCCGGCTTGCTTGACGGGCGGACAAGGAAAGACCGGCCTTCCGGGAGCTATGCTTCGTCCTCGTGGCGAATGGAAGCCAAATACTGAGTATTACCATAACGATGCGTTTATCGATACTGTCATCTATAATGGTAATAACAAACTCTGTAAGGTAACTCATACATCTACTTCTACATTTGATTCTACGAAATGGGATGAATTCAATGAGTTTATTAATGTTGCGACAAACGTATTGCTAGCGCAGAATGCGACAATTGACGTATTAGGAACTTCCGGAATCTTTGTTGGTAATCTTGAAAAGACGCAGGGATGGATGATAACTGAAGGTGCTATAAAACACAATCAGACAGGTTTTGAATTAACTGCTGAGGGTGGAATAAACACAGCTAACGGAAAGCTGGTGTTGACTTCGAATAGTACCGTAATCCGTACTAATACCGGTAAAGATATCGCTTTATTTAAAGAAGTGGACGGTGTACCTATGATTGATGCAAAAAATATCAATACTGAAAACTTAGTGGTAACATCTGGAGCTAAAATTGGAGAATGGGATGTTACAGCAACAGGATTAGCTATAACATCACAAAATGATGCTAATATTCTACTTAATATGTCTGGTACAAAATTTTTAAGAATAAATGAAAATAAATATAGTTCATTGATATCTGCTCGTAATGATTCGGGTAGTATCTTTTCGTTAAGTGTTTATGGCTCAGGAAACGGATTGGATATTGTCGCAAATGGTGGCGAAAAGAATTATGGATATGCTATAAAAAGTGCGGGACAGCATCAATTCTACCAACGATCCGGTGATATATGGAATGCTCCGGGAGTCCTTTGGGCAGGTATAATTGATGGAAATGGTAATATATCACGTTCATGGGGTAATGGGTGTACAGTTTCAAGGACATATCGCAATGGTGCAGGAGATTATGTTATTGAGCATAATGCTGGTAGCGAATATATTCCTATTGCGACAGCTATTCACGGGGTATGGAGTATTGCTTCTGTATCAGATGTTAATCATAACTACTTTCATGTAAGAACATTCCATAAAGATGGAAATTATGGTGACTCCTGGTCCTGCGTAGCTATTATAGGAAGAAATAGAATATAAATATAAAAGCTTATGAAAATAGACTTTAGAACAATCGAAGTAGAGGATATCGAAGGGAATAAGAGTACCGTCGATTACAGCAATGTTTTTGGCAATGCAATATTTCAAAAGACAGGTGATATTGGTGAGTTAGAAATAGCAAGAAAAATCTATCTTAATGGCGTGGTCGATTTAACTCCAGAACAAGCGGAATCTTTAAAGAAATATGCAGAGCTTTTTGTTCGGGCTATTGATCGATTGTCTGTTGTCAATGCTCTGTCAAAATGCGAGTAAAAGGAACGATAATCAAAGCAGTCATCTCCATCGACCTTCCTTCTGGATTGACGATGGACGATATAGACTTCTCATGCCGCTTCTTTGTCTATTACTGTTCGAATGCGTCACAGATAATAAAGAAGTCTGAGATGGTCCGTGTCAATGAGAATAGCTACACCTGCTACATAGACACAAAGATAATCGGTACGGGTGAAATATGGCTTGAGACTACGGCTTATCTCCCTGACTCTGATTACGAAAGCGGTACAAGAGTAGAGATCGACAAGATAAATACTGGCATAAAGACGGTGTGACATGGGATGCATATCTGTACATATAGAGGCGATTAAGGACATTGGAAATGTATCGGTCAAGGCTGATGAGATGAAGGTTTTCGCTTCGGCAACGGGCATGAAGGTGTCAATAGGAGTTGTCTGTGATGTTGGTAAGCAGGCTTATTTAAAGGTAGACCCTGAATATATATGGCTGATGCCTTCGAATAACTTTGAGGATAATGTCGATGTGTTGTCCAATGTGGTATGGCAGGCTGTGCAGGAAGAATGATATAGTTAATTGAATTGTTTTATTTAAATGTTGTATTATGGCAAAACCTAGTTGGTTAAAATTAAATCCGTCTACCGGATCTGGTAACGGAACAATTGCGAATATCGCGGACGCTCATACTGGGCGTACAGCTCGTACTGGTACAGTAACGGTTACCGGTGTTGGTGTTTCCACTCCTTCAACTTATAAGGTGACTCAATCTCCGAAATCTGAGTTTGCTTCTTTTGATAACGGTTCGGAAATGTCTGCTCCCAAGACAGCGGGTACTGTGACCGTAGAGGGTAAAACAAACTCTTCGAAATTGACGTTTGCATGGGCGGGGAGTGTAGTTGATGTTACCTTGCCTGCAAAGTATAATGCCAATGGAACGCAGACTAACAATGCGGCTACTATTTCTGGTGATCCGGGAGCTACCGCAGAGTTTCCCTTTTCTATTGAATTGGAATTTCCTAAAAATGATACTATCGAAGAGGTCGTTAGAACCTTAAAGGTGACGGCCAATGGCGGACAAGCTGCTCAGATTGCTATCAAACAGGCTGCCGGTGATGCTACATTATCTGTTTCTCCGACGGAAATTACTATTCCTCAGAGTGGATCTGCTGTATCCGTTAATGTTACGTCTAACACTTCTTGGACTGCTGCGTAATGAGCATACAGATTCCTTGGAAAGAAGGAGAAGGCAACATCGTTATCACTCCCGGTTCCAATGGGACCGCAAGCGCATCAAGCGATGTTGCCAATGAAGGACTCGACAGGGAGCAGACTGTTGTGTTTAGGACAACTAATAGTGGAGCACAGGCATCTGTCTCCACTACCATCTCGCAAATAGGAAAGAGGCAGGCGTTTGCTGTTGCTGAAGGTCGTTTCTTACTGTCGGATGGAAGTACGTTTAATGTGATTAAAAAAGAGTTTGCATGAGTGATTATAATAGCGGATTTACAGGGGATAGAGTTGTAGAATTGCTAAACATGATTCCCAATTTGGCAAAGGCAGATTTGTCTAATGCTATGACTGTATCGTTAGGTAAGAATGGATATGCTAAGTTTAACAATGGGTTCTTAATTCAGTGGGGATACATATCAAGTTCCAGTAATAATACTTATGTATATTTGCCGCTATCATTTTATAATGCCAATTATGCTCCTGTGATTACCTACTATGAACCGGGTAACGGTATGAATGTTGTTGCCGGCCTTGTAATATCGACGGGTACAAGCAGCTTCAGAGTTCGTAGTAGATATACCGTTGGGGATAGTAATGGTACTGGCGCGGGAACTAATCCTTTTTATTGGATAGCCGTTGGGCGTTGGAAATAAATAATATTATGGCAAAATATTGGAAACAAGGATTCTACGATGAGCTGCAAGAAGGCTCAGTAGAGATAACGGAGGAGTATTGGCAGGAGCTGCTGAACGGTCAGTCATCCGGAAAGGAAATAAAGGAGAGCGAAAGCGGCTATCCCGTATTGGTTGATCATGAGTATACCCTTGATGAACTAAAAGAGAAGAAGATAGCGGACATTAATGCTTATGACAAGTCAGACGCAGTAAACTCTTTCACCCTTGCCGGCAAAGATATGTGGTTAAACAAAGAGGACCGCGTAGGTCTTGTTAACTCAATCAATATTGAGAAGCAGGCCGGAAGACTGGATACGGTTTTATGGTTTGATGCGGTAAAGTATACGATACCTATATCAAGCGCTCTCCTCATGCTGAACTCATTAGAGTTATATGCTCTTGATTGCTATAATGTGACGCAGCAGCATATTGCTGTAGTTCGGGGATTGCAGACTAAAGAGGAGGTCGAATCTTACAACTACAAGACCGGTTATCCGAATAAACTAGAGTTTTCATTATAAACAGATAAAACTATGATTTTGACACTACTATCATTATTGGCTTTCGCATCTTATGTTGGTGTGATGATTTACAAGACAAAGGGTATCCCTTATTCTATTTCCGATACCTATTACATTCTGAGTAACAGGTATTGGTTCGGTATATGCATGATTCTTCCGTCTTTGCTTTTGCTTCCGGCCGCACTGGATGCAAGTACAGAAAACAGTCAGTTCCTGATCTTTCTTTCTGTAGTCGGAATGATCGTGTTGGGAGTATCCCCAAACTTTAGAGGAGCGCACAAGAAAGCTCATATAGCTGGCGCGGTGATGTCTCTTGTATTCTCTCAATTATGGGTAGGATGCAATTCGTGGTATTGGCTGCTGCTATGGGCTGCATTTCTAATCTACGCGATAACGTTTGTTGTAAATAACTGGTCTGGTAATCTTATATGGGACCTGACGGCATGCAAGTCTATGTTTTGGATTGAGGTAATCTCGTTGTTAACCGTTTATTTAACTTGTATAGTATGAAAGAAGCAATAGTACATACAACTACAGGCGGATTCGCAGCAATCGCAACCGCTTTCGTCATTGAGTCTCTTCAGAACATGATTCCCTGGCTAATCGTATCATGTGCGGTAATATTATGTGACCTTGCATTTGGGGTAAGGAAAAGCATGTTGATGGGTGAGAAAGTACGTTTTTCTCGTGCGATTCGTGCGACTATGGGAAAGATGGTTACTTATTTTGCTTTTGTCTGCATGGTCTGCATGATCACCGTAGCAAGTCATAGCGAATATCCTATTGATGTGTATTCCTGCTTATTGGTATGCTTTATTGAAGGGTGTTCGATTGTCGGCAATATATTGAAACCAAAGGGGATCAATATAAATGTAATTGGAGCTTTGGGAGTCTTTGGAAAGAAGGTGTTCAAGGTTGATAAGGAAGATGTGAAGGAGATTATAGAAAAGGAGAAGTAAGTATGAATTTATACACTATTATTTATGTTTTTCCCTTTTTGCTTTTTATCATACTCTATGCATTTGCGGAGAATAAGCCCAAAAATGGCAAAAGAAGAACGAGGAATAGTAGAATAAAATAGGAAATGAATATGATAAATAAAATCAGCGCATTAGCCGGCAAGCTTCTATCCATGATAGGCATAGACGGCATGGTCCACATTATAGTATGCCAGAATTTGGTTATGTGGCTATCAAAATATATTCCGCTATGGTTAGCGGTCGCTATAACCGTTGCGATCTTTGTTCTGAAGGAAATATACGACAAGTATTGTAAGAAAAGCGAGTTTTCCATCAAGGATATTATCTGTGATTGCGGAGGTTTGCGTTGGGAGTATTAACTTTAATTTTATAGGAGGAAAAGTATATGAAAAGAGAAGATATAGACTCAATCATCATTCACTGCTCGGCAACACGTGCCGGACAAGACTTGCGAGCTAAGGATATTGACCGGATGCACCGGGCGCGTGGCTTTAATCAAATTGGCTATAACTTTGTAATTGATTTAGATGGTACCGTAGAAAACGGTCGGTCATTATCTATTGACGGAGCACATTGTAACACGAAAGGGTTTTCCGGTATTAGTTATAATAAACATAGTATCGGTATCTGCTACATCGGTGGTCTGGACGCGAGTGGAAGACCGGCCGATACCCGTACTGTCGAGCAAAAAACAGCATTGCGCGAATTGATAGCGAAGTTCTGTAAAGAGTATCCTATCATCGAGCTGCTTGGTCACCGGGATACATCACCTGATCTAGATGATAGTGGAGAGGTAGAATCGGTTGAATATATCAAGGCGTGTCCTTGTTTTGATGTGCGGGCAGAGTACCCGAATTTCTTACGAAATACAGTGATAACAGCAAAAAAATAGGAGGAACAATCATGAAATCAACAGTTATAACCTTCACAAAGGGTGAGAAGAATTATGTAAGCGATGCCGTTCAGGTAAATTCTGCGGAAGTAGGCTTGCAGATTGCATTTGAAAAAGGCGGTAAGCTTTGGGTGTATATAAGCTATGACGGAGAAAACTTCTCTTTTGTAGAGAGTAGAAATTACGATAATAAATTCGCTCGTCCGATCGTCGGCCTTATCCCTGGACAGTATCTCAAAATCGAATGTGAAACAGAACCGGTAAAGGCTTCTATCTTTGAATCGGAAGAATAATGGACGCAATAGGATTAAATCCAATTAAGCTTGATGCGATAGGGCTTGATCCTATTCGCATGAATGCGATACGCTTAGGAGTTCCGGGAGCTTCTTCCGGTTCCGGTCGTCCCTACATCGACCCCGAATTGCTCAAGCACGTCAAGATGGCCATCTCCACCTGGGGCAAGTCCAACGACGACCCCGACCGGGCAATCTTGAAGGACTTGTCCGGCAACGGGAACGACATGCGCCTGCTGAACTTCGGATTTACGGAGGGCAGTGGATATGGATTACCGGGAACCGACTTCGAAGGCTGGCTATGTACAGACGGAGTAGACGACATAATCGAGTCCGTCAAGCCAGTCTCTGAGATGTTGGAGGGTAGCAATGAGATTACGGTAGTGAGTATTATTCATGGAATTGGTTCTAAGAATGCTTATACTAATGTCTTAAGAGAATCCAGCTCTAATTACATTAGAAACACTTCTACAGCAGATTGTAAAACTGGTATTTATGGTTATACCTGTAAAGATACGACTAAATCCATTATAACCGATATACTTGGTGATAAGAATGATTATAAATTAGAATATATTCAAACAACTACTCCTTCGACCGTAAATAGCGTATTTAGTGTTGCAGGATGGAGAGAGAATGGTGGTTCAATGATTGTGTACCCTGTCGCCTACGCAGGTGGCTTTATCGCCAACAAAGTCCTAACCACCGACGAAATTAACCAAATTATCGCCTACTTCAACCTTGATCGTCCCGGACAGATCATCAAACCTCAGTTGTACTGTAACATAAAGAAGCAGGGTATCACTAACGACAACCACGCTGAATTTAACGATCAGTTGATTGACTTTGTAGGTGGTCACAACATTCAGCTAAACAACATCGGTTGGGAAGGAGAGAGTGGAATTGGGAGTTATCCGGTAGTATTGGGTATAAATAAGACATTTAGATTTGGTACTCAGTGGGAGGTTAGCAACAGTGGAGCAAAAATGTCTTGTGTTGATATTGTTGATATAAGTTTATACAGTTTATACTATAATGTTAACAAGCCAGAAGACGGGGTAATCACAACAGAAATTCCGAGCTTTACTATTAAAGTTTCTGGAATTACCGATGGCAGTTTCGGATACCTGAGATATAGATATTTAGCAGCTCCCGATGCAGTTGCTATAACAGAGTTTCGTATGACTGCTGACGGTACTTATACTTTGCCGAAATGCTACGGAGGTTCTGAGGCATTAGATAAAAGTAAAAGTTGTTATGTCGGATTTTCGGTTGAGAAAACCAATGTGCCCGGAAGTTTAATTATCGAAGTCCTCCCCACCATCGAGAATGCTCTCTGCCTAGACGGAATTAGCGACTTCGGCAAGGCTACCGGATTGCCTGTTTTGAAGGACTATACGGTAGCGGCGTATAGAAAGATATTGGGGAATAATGAAGGTGGTACTTTGTCTAAATCTTATTCCGCAAGCAATGGTGCTTTTATATTTGAAACTGGAAGTGTAATCTATTCGTTTGGTACTGGTACAAGTGGAAGCGGAGTTCAAAGTAAGATAATGTTATCCTACCTCTCAAAATACATTTATAATGGTAATCCTGTCCAAGCAGGTGCAGGCATTGACAGTGATTCTATGTGGTTAGGAACACTGAGAGACAACGATACTAGATTTGCTAAATTAGCATTATGGTCTCTCATGCTCTTCCCCTACAGCCTCTCCGAGTTCCTCCTTGAACGTCAATTGAGAAAGTACAAGGCAGGCACTCTTTATCCATACATGGTTGAGTTCAGACCGGTTATCAAGAGCAATGTCCCTTACTCCTCAATCTCTTACTCAGTTAATCCAGGAGAATATGTTACTGAGAGTAGTACGGTCACTATCACTGTAACATTATCAAATGCTTCTGATAAGCTAGTCGGTGTATCATCCTCTGCCATCAGCGACATATCCATTTCGGGAGACAATGGAACCTACGAGATAACCGGAAAGGTCACCAAGTCACCTCAGAAGATTAACATAGTTATCTCCAGCTACTTGACAATGCTGAATAACGATACTTTAATTGAAAATGAAACATTAATTAAAAACGAATAATATGGAAAAGATATTTGATATAGCAAAAGACAATGAACAATCGTGGGGCACTTTAGCTACTGCGATTGATGGAAACTTTGAGGAATTATCTAACGAGGCACAAGAATCAAATACGGCCTCTCATATAAGTAAGATTGTTTCTTCGTCTATAATGCCGACAATAATAGAGAATAAACAAGTTACAGTTGACGGAATTAGGGATGCTTCTATCCAAAATTACGCTGAAATTGATGTTTCGATTTTTACTGATGGAATTCTAAGAGTTACCGCATGGACATCCACTAACGCTATAGTAGGTTACCAATGGCTAGATAATGACAATAATACTACATTTGTTTCCACCTCGGAACATGGAGGAGGGATGTATACATATGAAATTATAGTTCCGCAAAATGCAACAAAATTACAATTCTCATTTTTTAAAGAACATGGGATATCTGTTGATGCTACTTATACTGCACGTATCCCTGTAAATGTTGAGGTAGCAAAAATGGCTCCGGTCATTTCTCTTGCCGGGATGGACGGAGCAGTTAATACCGCAGACAGTATTTCTAATGAAGAGTTACTGATTACAAATTATCCAAGATATGTAAAAAGGGAATATACAGTAAGCCTTAATTCTAAAATTAAATCATTTTCGGAAATAGCTGTTGGAGTTGGTCATCTTACTACAAGAGGGTTGTATGTAATAATTGATAATACCAACATTAAGGTTGTTATGTATATCAATAATACAGAGACAGTCTTAGCTACTCACGCACATAACTTGACAATATCGGCATTTATTAACGTATTAGTTGACTATAAGGAAGATACAATTAAATATGTAATCAACACATTTGGTGGAAGTTATTATGGTACTGATACTGAAATGGGGAAGAAAGTATATGGAGATACAGACAGCATAGAGCTCAATGATATATATGGGTACTCATTCGTTTATGCCAACTCTGAGACGACTTTGAATGATGTTGAATTAAGAAGAACAAATCGTGGATTTCGAGAGCCTGTATGGATTATAGGAGACTCATACTGCTCAACTGATAATAATGAAAGATGGCCATACTACTTACTAAACGAATATAAGATAAAGAGTTGGTTTTTAATTGCCCTTGCAGGGCAAACAAGCAATGATCTTAATGGTCATGTGGGGGCATATAATGATTTATTGAACGCGTTACAATATGGTACACCTAAATACTTATGGTATCAGATACAAGCTAATGATACCAACGCCGTTTATGAAGAATATATATATAAGATTAAAGATATTTGCGATAAGAGAGGAATAACTTTAATTCTTGTTCGTCACGCAAAGCTTGGAGAACAGGCAGAAGGTAAGGATTGGCAAACTAAAAATTCTATAGCTTTATCTTTGGGATTGAGATACGTTGATATGTATAAGGCTGTAACAGGCAATGAATTAACACATGATTGGTATGAAGGTTATCTATCTTCTGACGGAGTTCACCCTACAGCATTAGGAGCAAAAGCGGAGGCAATGAGAATATTATGCGACATACCTGAGATAACTCAATATAACTAACTTATTAATACTTAATGTTTAAAAAGTAAAGCTTATGAAATACACTGTATTCCCAACAATTGACTTGCAAGAGGTTCCTCAAGAGGAGATAGACAAGCGTAACCTTGTTCCTCGCAAGAGCGTAAATGAAAGTAAAACTTTGATGAAATGCCAGCACTATGCTGAGTTATTTCCTCATAAGATGATTAAGACTATTGCTGATGACGGAACGGAAGATCTGTCTTTTCCTTATCCTACCTATGAAGGAGAGGATTTAAATGTTTTGTTGTCTAGTCCGGAGTGGTCTTCAAGTGATAGTATCCTATGAAGTCCCTCCCTTGGATATTAGTCTGCCTGCTTGTATGCGTGATCGTGCGGATGCGTTGTAATCCGCACGATCCATCAACGGTGTACATCAAGGGAGATACTGTACGTATCCGGGATACGATAAGAGACACCATTCCCAAACCGGTAAAGGAAACCTTAAAGCGTACCGATACGGTATATTTACCGATCCTGATAGATACCACTACCGATAGGACCGTAGAAGGTGATTCGGCTCCGGTACTTATACCGATAACAAGCAAAGAGTATAAGACTGATAATTACCGGGCAGTGGTTAGCGGTTATAAGCCCAGCCTTGACTTTATGGAAGTGTACAGGGAAAAGGAAATCATTACTCTAAAACCAAAACGCTGGGGGCTTGGCCTGCAAGTAGGCTACGGTTATCCAAGTGGATTGTATGTCGGTGGTGGAGTTAGTTATAACTTATTTATGTGGTAATACCGGCACTATCTTCACAGACCGTTTCCGGTATGAAAAGTTTAAGCTTTATTGATATAACAATTGACTGCGGAAAATGTTTAAGAAAGGAGGACAAAATGAGACATTAATTGATCCTGAATAATCAATTCGAGGAACATCTCGGAATGATTATTAAACACTAAGTTACCGGTAAAGTAGAAGGCCGGTTATCATAACAAATGTAGCTCTTTCGGGGGATAGAGTAAAAAGAACCCCCGACACTAAAGTTGACGCCAATCAAACTTTTAAACATACAAAAGCATGCATAGATAGTGCCAGGGGTATAATGTCCTTAACATTTCTATACATGCTTTTGTTCTTTCAATAACCGTAAGTTTGATTGGCAAAGGCAAAAGTACAACAAAAAAATTAATTACCATGTGTAAGTCAGAGATTTTTGCCGAAATATTGAACCTTGTAGGAAAAGAAACTGAAGTTTCCACAGAATTAATCCTTTCATCAAGTAAAGTGACTGAGGTTGTCGATGCCCGCTCCATTGTAGTGTTCTTCCTTACTGAATTCGGTCTGTACCCTGAACAGATCGCCACTTTGCTTCACAAAACATCAGCCAGTGTACGTTACCTGATATCTACTTTTGAGAGTCGAAAAACAACAAATAAAATGATTGCAATATATTTGCAAAATATTCGTAAATCGCTTGAAAATGAGCTCTGATTTACGCAGTTTCTATTATATACTTTTGTGATGCGGTTGATATTGACCGTGTTATAATTGTATATTAATATGAGTGAAACAAAGACTTACGTTTTCCCGGAATCAGGCGGGAGCGGTGGCGGTAATGGAATGATGGCTATGCTTGCTCCATTATTGCAACAGAAAGGTATTGATCCCAACTTGTTGGTTGCTATGCAAGGAAAGAACAACAACGGATTTGGTGGTGATGGATCATGGTTCATGTGGATAATCTTCCTCTTCTTCCTATTCCCCCTTTTCGGACGCAATGGATGGGGAAACAATGGAGATGGCGGAAACGGTGGCGGATTTGCCGGAGCCGGTATCCCTAACTTAATTAACAACGATGCAGGAAGGGAGTTACTTATGAGTGCAATTCAGGGGAACGGACAGGCAATCAACAATCTGGCTACTAATTTGAACTGTTCAATCGGTCAGGTTCAGAATGCTATCAATGGGGTGATGTCACAGGTGCAACAGGTAGGAAATCAGGTTGGTCAAAGCTCAATGCAGATTATCAATGCTATCCAGCAGGGTAACTGTCAGATCGCTCAACAGATTGCTTCATGCTGCTGCGAAAACCGTCTGGCGATCTGTCAGCAAACAAACACATTGCAAAATGCCATTAACGGTGTTGCGACTGGTCAGGAAAGAGGCTTTGCTTCTGTTGCATATGAAACTCAACGTCAGACTTGTGATCTGCAAAATTCCATCAAGGATAGCACCCAGCAGATTCTTGCCGGCCAGCGTGCGGCTGAAATGCGTGAAATGCAGAACAAGATTGATAAACTTCGTGAGGAGAATAGCACATTTAAGAGTTCTGCTATGACCTCTCAGATTGTCGGACAGGCAACGGCTCCTCTTGGTGCAGCTTTAAATGATTTGAGTACTCGTCTTGCAAAAATCGAATGTAACCAGCCGGAAGTAGCGAAGGTGCCTTATAGTCCGGTTGTAGGGATTCCTTCTTGCGTTGCAGCTCAGTATGGTCTTTACAATGGTATTGGGGCATGGGGCAATTTTAATGGTTGGGGATAAAAGGAAGGAGGCATTATATGGCATTCATTAGTCCTTTTATCATGGCAAATAAGAATGGTATTCCCAGATTGGAAAGTACAGGTGTTACCGTAGGTACTACCAACGTACGTTTCTCTTTCCGGAATCATCCGTTCCTTTCTGCTCCATTTAGCGGATTGATTCTGTTCCGTTTGGCACAGCCGATCCCTTCCGGTACTACCGGTACATTGCCGGTAGTGTTTGATACCAACGGTGCTACTCAAGCACTGACTACGATCGCCGGCGCAGATGTTACTGCTTCGGATATTACCGGTACCGGAATTTATCTGTGCTACTACGAATCAGGTAGCAACACATTGCAAATTCTTACCGGAGTAGTTTAAAATAATGGGCGGGAGTAATCCCGCTCTTTAAAGAGTTAATAAATTATGCCTTTTCAGAATCTAAGAGTAAACAGCGAGTTTTTTATCCTACACAAGGATAACACTCCATACATAGAAGTTGGCTCCGTCTCCGGAGTTTCTACACCGGTTGCTGAGTTTATGCAGCAGCCTCTCCCTTATGGACAGCCTCCTAGAATGGTGGTTGATGTGACCATCAAGGTTGGTGAGCAAACTGTTACATTTCAGAAAATACCTGCAATGTCTGACATTGCTGATGCAAACTTTCCCGGAGGTGGGAATATGGTAATATCCGGCTCAAGGGAATCGATGAATGCAGAAGTTGCCGCCATGCGCAACCGCTCCTCGGAGATATTGGGCAGTGTCGATCATCATCGTTCCGTCATGGAGTCATGCGACAAGATGCTTCAGGTACTTAATCCGGAATTTGCAGAACGCCAGCGTCAGGAAGCGGAAAATAAAGCGCTTCGGCAAGAACTTAGCGAATTGAAGGCTATGATGGCTGATTTCTTCAAGTCTTCTGAAAAGGCATCTGGTAGTAACAATTCTAAAAAACAATAGTATGATGATGATTGAGATTTCCGAGAGCAAGGTCGAGAAAATGTCCGACTACGCTGAAAAGATGCTTAAATACGGTGGTAAGCTGATGCAATGCATCGAAGAATTATCCGGTGGTGAAAGCATGGGAAGACGTGAACGTTATTATGACGATGACGACGACCGCTATGACGAGATGGGCGAACGTGGTGATTATGGTGGCGGTTCCGGTCGTGGCGGCTATGGCGAAAGACGCGGTGTACGTGGTACAGGACGCTATTCCCGTTATCGTTAATGTTTAATTAGGGGGTGGATCATTTCTGCTCCCTATAACTTTATTTAATCATGAGGAGAGAACCTTTGGATATAAGAGATAGAAGACCGGAAGAAATGGAAGCTTACTTGTCTAACTTCGGTTGGCATTTCAATAAGAAAATGTGCGAGTTTGCAGTGTCGCTCATGAAAAAGCTTAATCCTTCTACCGGTAAAAAAGAGCGGATTGAACCGATATCGAAAGAAAAAGTAGATGAGTTGCTTACCCGCTATGGCATAAAGCTTGAAAATAATGCGCTATATGATTATGTGTATGTAGCCAACATGGGTAAGGCGGATTATCTGAAGTCATCTATTCCCGATGAAGCGCATTTGGCTCTTTATATAAAGGATACAATTGATGATCCTGATGCTCCCGACGGAACAACGATGAGAAGATGGTATGCGACAATGATTGCTGCCGGAGAACCTATTGAGTGGGACGAAATGCTTTGATGAATGATACGACAACGGTTTGCATTACCCAAGTATGGATGGAACTGCATGGTATATTATGCAGTAGATACATATTATACAGAGGAAATACTCGATAATATGCATTCCATCGGCTGCGACGGTGATATGCTTCGTACTGCGTATGAGAATATTAGCTCCGGCAATTTGAATACCGGAGTTACTTACTCCAACTTCGGCACCCGGGAAACAGTAATGGTCATTGCCCTTACTTCGTCCCCAAAGGAATTTGCCAAGTCCTGGCGGCATGAATGTGGGCACATGGCTACTCATATTTGCCAGGCATTCGGTATAGACCCTTACGGGGAGGAAATTCAGTATATCGGAGATGATATCATCGAAAAGACATGGGAATACGCGAAGTCATTACTGTGTGAGTGTAATTGCTGTAAAAACAAGGTCAAACATTTAATACATTAATTCC